AGCTTTCCATCTTCTGCACTTGATTCATAAATGTTAGCAATCCGTCTATTTGTTACAGGATCACGAAATTCTATTCGTTCTTGTATTTTTGGACGGTATCTTTGTGTCATTATTTTGCCATCAAAAGTCACCCAAGGTATATCTACCTTTTGTGTTTCATTGACATAAACCCTAGCAACATCTTTCCAGTAATTAATAAAGTTATCAGTTACTGGCGCACGTTCTGCTAGATTTTTTGACATAATTCTTGAGACTTCTGAAAACTCTTTAGGACCAATAATCCCTCGTCTTGCATTAGTCAATTTATTTACAAAGTCACCCACATCAGGGTGAATATCTTGAGCTTGTTTAAGAAGTGTTCTACCAACAGGCTCATTTTTATTTATTAGTTCTACTAATTCTTTTCTAAAAGAATTTAGCTCTTCAGAAACAGTTGTGGCACCTAGCCTATCAGCTACTTTTATTTTACCGTCAATAATTCTAAGATTAGCGCCTAGGTTATCTTTAGTAACAGTAATAAACCCTTTGTCATCTAAAACTTTAGATAGCTTATTAGCAACGTTAGCTGTTTTAGTTGCCGCACCAGCACCATAAAATGAAACCATGTTTTGAGATTTAGCAGCTTTAGCTAGATCTTCCCATGTAAGATTTGCATCACGTAAAGCGGGTATTTTAAGAAACTCTGGATCATTAACAGTATCCGTAGCAACTAAGTCATAAAGACGATTTTTCTGGGTTGTAGCTAAAACATTAGAAGCTTGAGAAACAGCTCTATCTCCAGTAGATAAGCCAATAATTTGAGCACCAGAAGAACTGGCATCATTTTCAATCATTAGTTTTGTTCTATAGTTTCTTAACGGCTGTCCTGAATCTAAATGCTTTTGTATACGAGTATACTCAAGTGCCATACGAGCCATTTTAGGAACTTCTGGACCTTCTAAACCACGAATGAGAGGGTGTTCTAAGAATTCTCTTAAACGCCTATCTCTTTGAGTTTTAGCTTGCATTAAGTTACCTAGCTCAATAAGCTTTTCACGGTTGCGATTAAATATCGCTCTACGTCCAGCCTGTGTAAGAGCTTCAGTTGCAGGTCCAATTAAAGCACCTATTTGAATTTGTAATTCATCTAAGGCCTCTTCAGACATACGGATAGCTTTACCAGAGTTTAAAAAAGGTCTAACTAGCTCACCACCAGTAGGGGTTAGATAACCTCTATGATAAACACGACCACGAGAATCTATAAAGGCAGTAGTACGAAAATTCCTATTTCGCTGAGCGTGGTACTTAGCTGTTGCCATGAGGCCGTAACCTTGCTCTCCACGATTAAGTATTTCGTGCCTAAATTCGTTGATAGAATCATAGTATTTCGAGTTACCTCGTGGATCCCTAAATCTAGCGATGTCGTCCATGAATCCAAAAAATTCATTGTCTACTCCATATTCTACATCCATAACATGATTCATCATTTGTGCCATTTCAGCATCAATTTGTTTTGGATCATAGTCAGGAAATTTATCTCTAGAAATAATAGGTATACCAGTATCATTACCTCTGGCATCTACGTAAGTTTTTTTATTAGCCTTAACATAGAGACGATCTCTCTGATTAACAGTTCCTAATCGTCTTGCAATAGTTACTTTACGTTCTGCTTCTTGAAGTTTTAGTAAATTTTTATCAATAACAGTAACTTCTCTAGAAATTGTATCGCCCCAGCCACCAGAAGAACGCCCTGTATCAAGATCTAAAACACCTCTACGTGTTTTACCTCTGAATTGGACTCTAATTAATCCTTGATCTTTTAATGTATCTAAAATTAAAGAGCCTTCACGGTGATAATCTGCTAAAGTATGTTTTGTAAAAGGAATAATATTTGCAAAATCCTTTGAAAAACGTTTACCAATATTAATCGCCAAAGTATCATAATCCGTAGATTGACCTGAAGCAACTAGCTTTACGATATTAGTAAGAGAATCTATTGCTTTATCATCAAAAAATTTTGAAGTAGGTTTTCGCTTAGCGTTTAAAAATTCTAAGTCAAGGATTCTACGAATAGTCTCTCGTTTTTTAGCATAAGCCTTTGTTATCCAAGAATCAGAGGGTTCACGATTAAATTTCTTTTTAAAAGCTTCATATTCTTTATTAAAAGGAATACTTTGTTTAAGTCTTTTAATAATTTTTTCTCTAGTAGGATATCTATCAGTAAACTTTCTAAAATAAACTCTAGTAGGTGCTCGCCCTCTAAAGTATAGTTTTTCGGCTAGTTTTAATCCTTCTCTTGATCTCCAATTATCAATAAATCTTTGATCAGACAACTGATCATTTATAAGGTCTGCCATTTTATAATATTTGCCCATAATTTGAACTTGAGGTTCTTCTCTAGACAAATAACTAATAAACATTTCATTTCTTTTTCTAGAACGAGTATCTAAAAGCCTAGAAACATTTTGTACAGCAAATCTATTTTCTGCACGAATAACTGAAGATAAATCTTGCCATGGTTGTTTATTTTTAGCATAACGTTCTAGAACAACTCTTAGATTTTCTACAACAACTGTTTGTTGATTAATAGAAATTTTGTCATCTAAGCTTGCGGTTACAGATTCAATAAAGTCTTTTTCATCTTTAGATAACAGTTTACTATTGCGCATAAAATCTAAGCGTTCCTGATATAAGTTAAAATCAGGATCATAAATATTGTTGTTTTTGATTTCACCTGTTAAAGGGTCTGCGCTAAAGTTACGCTCATCAAATTCATTTCCTACTCTACGTCTAGAAGCAGTTTTACCTGCAAGGCTAGTACCCTTATAGTCAGTTAAAGACATAGTTTTAGAAAAGTCATCTGCATCTAATAAAAATAACTGTCGCACATCATCTTTATGTCTGGGAGAACGAACTAATGCGCTAGGTCTACTTGCTTCTATTTTTACATCTAACTCTCTAAGTTTTTGTTTGGGTGCATAAACAGCAGTAGCATTTGCTGCTCTATTTCTTAAGGCTTGTATAGATAAACCTTTTCCTTTAGGTGTAACAAACTGTTCATATTTAAGTTTACCCTGTCTAAACAGGTTTGCTTTTTCCATAGTACCAAGAAGTTTAGTTTGGATATCAAATGGTTGACGTTTTAACCAAGCACCAAAAGACTCTACTTTAGGAGTAATTCCTGTAAGACTCTCAGGTTTCTTTTTATTTAGCTCTGTCTTATTAAGCCTATTTGTTTTTTCTTTTAATAAGTCATCTTTTGATTTAACTAAGGGAATTAAAGAACTACGACAATTCCAATGAAGAGGCGGTTGATAGCGTTTATCACCAACTTCATAAATTTTTCCATTATGAAAAGAACAAATAGGGCTTGTACGACTGTCAAGAACAGCTGTAAAAACAAAACCTTTAATTACATGAGGATTAGACTCAGCAACTTTAGTTAACGCTGCAGTCTGAGTACTTGTAATAGAAGTGCGAGTTAAAGCACGGGCTTGGTTTTCAGTAAGTTTTGTAGTTTTAAGTACATCATTAATAATTTCATTAGGAGAAGAACCTCTTGCGAGACCTCCCTTAACTTTTGATTGAATACGAACTAGTTCACCAGAAGAAATGTTTCTTACATTTTCAGTAACACTTTTTACACCTTTAATATTAGGTCCAGTGATTTCTGCTAAAAGTTCTTTACTACGAGGTTTAGTTACTCGATAAAAACTTTTAAGTTCTTTATTCAAATTATCAGAATGAAAATCTAGTTGAGAAGTAGAAAATTCTAGTAGGCTAGATTTTTGATGACTTAACATTTCTTTACCAAAACGTTTTACTTCAGGTTGTACATCACTAGTAATATTTTCTCTTAAAATATCTCTTAAACGTTTTCTATGTCTTTGCATAATACGTCTATTTTGTAGCTGTACACCTTCCTCGTAAAGACGAACATCAGTTAAATGATCTACGATACGATCATAGATTTTAGTATTGATATCCATTTAGTACTCCTTTGAGTAGTAAAATGTTATTCTTCAATATCCATTTCTGTGCTAGTGTTTGTATTAGCTGCTAATGGATCTGTTTGTATTTCTTCAATAGCATCTTCATCACTGTAATCAGCAGGTAAGAAGTCATTGTATTTAGCAATATTAATAAATGTAGAACGACTAATAATACCCATTTGATACCATTCTGAAACAAGACGCATAGCACCTTCACCACCAACCATAGGTGCAAAGTCACTAGACATTTGAAATTCTACATCCTCTGCTGTAAACATGCTACCATATTTCCAGTTAAGCATAAAAGCAATAACTTCACGGATAGTACCTGATACTTTAGCATTAAGCGTACCTAGCTGTGCTGTCTGAGAAGCATTACGTATTTCTAAGGCTACACCTGAAGCTGCTTGCTCTGGAGAAAGCATACGAATACCCATTTTGGCCATTTCTTCAACAGTGGCTGTAATAGCTTTTTCCATATCAGAAAGAGCCGCAGTTGGTGTCTCAAGTACACTAATAGACTCGTCTTTACGTACACGAAGCCACGTACCAAGACCTGCATTTACAATGTCTGCGAACTCTTCATCTGTCATATCTGATTGTACAACAGGAGTGTAGGTTGCAGCACCGTAAAGTAAGTGATTACGGCGAGATACTTTGTTATAAAGTGCGATTTCTCTGTCAATAAGAGGCATAAGCACTGGTTCTACAGGCTCAAAATGACCAGTAAGAGGCCAAGCTGGAATACGAGAAATGTGCTCACCAAACATAGTTGGATAAACAGTATTTACCTTCTTAAAGCCAATCTCTGTTAAACGATCTTCATATTCTTGTTTTATATCACCGTTAAGAACTTTAATCTCTGTATTTGTATCTGGATGTTCATAATAATCTAGTACAAGTTTACCAGACTCATCAAGATAATGATCACACACAGTATCAATATAATTAGGGTGCCAAGGATTATCTGCAGGATAACGCTTAGTTAAATAGCGAGTTACCCAACGAGTAAGCGTTTTTTGGCGAGTTACTGGGTGTGTATCAGTTTGTATATTAATTACGTTTTCAGCTTCAATAAGTACTGGGTAAGGTTTAATATTCATGCGCTCTTCAGGAGTCATCATATCAAACTGCTGTTCAGTAAGTTGAGGATAATCTACATAAACCCAAGCTCTTGAAGTTTGAACCTCTTCCCACAAAGCTGCATCAAGGAAGTTAAACAGTGAACGCCCATCAAGAGTAAAGTTATTACGAATCCAATCGATAGCGTCTTCTGGTAGTTCTTCTGGAAGCTTAATGTGAGAGTCTTTACGAAGCAAAGAACTAATAAGAACTTTACAGTATTGTGCTGTAAGTCCAGGAAGTTCTGCCTCTGATCTGTAAAAGTCATATTGACGTTGTGTCATACTAGGA